GAACGGTTCCCATTAAGCGGAGGTGATACACCCGACACGCCGTGCTGTGTTGACATGTGCCGTGATGTGTGGTACGCGGATGTGCGCGTGGAATCGCGGTGCGGTTGCGGCGTGTTGTGTTTTATGGTGTGGTATTATATGAGTGTCAACTTAAGGAAAGGAAAAAATAAAATGATGAATCTTAATGCTTATGTTATCGAGTTTGAAGCTGATAATAGCTATAAAGTGTGCATTGAAAATGTGTACAAGGGATTTGTTACCAATAACGGACTTATTGACAATGCTGTTACTACGTTCGAGTCAGCACTTTCAACGGTTATTGAACTTATGTTAAGTAATGATTATGACTACGTTGAAGTCAATCGTGGTTTATCTCGCAAAGGTCGCCCGTGTCGTAAATATGTTATTTCGGTTGATAATGGTGATTAATGATATATAAACAACAAAAAAGCCCCGGTGTTTGCCGGGGCTTTTTTTGTGTTATATGCCGTATAGGGGTAGCGTGCAATTAACTATTGTTTGTACGCTATTTGAGGTTGTAATATTTGAATTGAAGTGTGCTACTGCGTCTAACACTGGAATGTGCTCGGAATTTACGTGACACTGTAAATACCCGATTGATTCGTGAAAATATCCGTTTGTGTATACTGTACTAGGGATGTAAATTGTTTTATTGAATCGCATAAATTTAGGTAACGTTATTAGCGTTGCCGTTCCGATTTGCGTGCCATAACCATTGTCGTTTTCTTTAAAAGTGTAGTTCAGGCGGCCTTGTAATGTTATTGTGTTTTGCTGACATTGAACGTTTAAAGTTGAATCGTTTGATGAATATGATGTTAAATCCCAAACGTAGTTAGAATCTTCGTATGTGATTGCACCGCCTAATAGTGTGTTTAAGATTTGTCCGGCTATGTATGCGTATCCTTTTGTGTTTGGGTGTACGCGATCGTTGGATTGCATGGTTATGTTGGTTGATATTAGTCTCCACCCGTCTATTGTGGCGCAATTTTGTTGCTGCATGTATTGTATCATGTCGCGATAGAATGGAATACGGTTTACGATGCCAATGTTGCCTAGTGCGTGTTTGCCGTATTCTAGGTTTCCTGAGACACCTATTATTGCCATGATTTTGGCGTTAGGGAATGCGTTGCGTAGTGTGGTCAAACATATTTTTGCGTTAGTTTTCGCTGTGGTGTCGGGTGCTGTTAGGTTGTCGTTTACACCGCCTGAAATAAATATGAGTTGAACTTTAGTGTGGTCGAATCGAGTATCGTTTGCCGCGGTTTGTGCTTGCAAGTCGAAACGTCCGTTTGTGGATTGACCATTTACTGTGAACCCACTGCCGCCGATCGCGTAATTGTGCTGTTCCGCATGAAAGTAGTCGCAAATTTTTGTTGCCCAGCGGTCAGTAGCGGGCGTGGTTGCTCCGTATCCTTGCGTGGTTGAATCACCTATAAAGACGATTGGCGTGTTTTCCACGGTTTGCACGGTTGTGTTTTGTATTGTCTGTATTGTCGTGTTTAGGGTTGCTATATCTTGCTTGATTGTCGTGTTTAGGGTTGCTATATCTTGCTTGATTGTCGTGTTTAGGGTTGCTATATCTTGCTTGTTTGTTGTCGCTTGTGTTTGCACATCGTTTATACGCGCGTCATATTGTGCTACTTCGTTACGATATGCTTCTACTTGTGCGTTATAGTTTCCGGTGAGTGCCCAGTATTCGTTATTGTTTATGTCGATTCCGGTGGGTACGTATTGGCGTGAGGTGTATGAATTGCCCTCGTGTAGTACGATGGTTAGCGGTTCATAGGTTTTAGTGTTGTCCCATTCGGCGGGGTCTGCGAATAGGGGTACGTATCGTGCGCCGATGTATTGGCGGACGGGTGTGTTTGCCATTTTATTCTCCTTTGTTATTTTGTGGTTGACTGTTCGACGGGTTGAGCGTCGGGCGCTACATCGTATGATAGTATAAGCCTACCGTATTCCGGGGTACCGTATTGCATTCCGGTGTCGAATACTATTTGTTTCCATGATTCCGGTATGTATGCTACGAAATATCCGTCTAGGGTTAGGCCGAAGTATACCATTTTTACGGCTTCGCTGATTATGGTGGGCATGTTTGCTTGTACCCAATCGTATATCTGCTGATAGTAGTAGTCGTTGAAGCCTGATTCCTGAAACTTTTTGAAGATTTCAGTGAGTTGGTTCACTGCTTGCGCGGTTTCGTTTTCTTTGTCGGCTAGGGCGTCCGCGTAGTGTCGTAGTTTGTCGTATTCGCAGCAGAGATATTTTACTATTTCTTCTTGGCTTTTCGCATTCCAGTAGAATTTTGGTATCACTGGGGTATATGCGTATAATGCGTAGAATGGCATTAACGCTATTATGTTTGGAAACATGTTATCGTTCCTTTCGCTAATAATTGTTCAGGTTGACTGTCCACAATGGACTGAAACATTCTTCCAAGTGGTCTAACAGCAGCACGTCAATATCGACGTAATCGCCTTGTTTGATATGTGCGATTTTATCCATAAAATTGCCGTTGACCACTGTTTCATATTGATTATCGGTTGCGTTGCTTGCGTAATCCTGATTTTCAGCCAATTGCGTCGCTGGAAAATCAGAAAACACGGTGCGCATTTTATGCCACGTGTCCATATCGGACAACATGACGCCGGAATTGCCGTCAACCGCTGCATACAATGGTTTCAGGGTAGGCATTATTTCAGCTATCAATCGTAGGAAATGCCGTTTCCATCGGCTTGCTGGCAATACGCCTATTTCGCGATCATAGTAACGGTTTTCGATTTTACGGCAACAGCGAGTGTATTGCGCGTCATCGTATGCGCTTTCACGCCATGACCATTCATCGGAAGCCCAGTCGATTCCACCGGGAACCAGCAGTTCGCCTAACGTGATTGACATGACTTGATGATATTCGTCATTGGTGCCGTTTGGAATATAATGCGGAAAATCGGTATCAAGATTCATCGCTATTCACCTGTTCTTCAACGTTCGTCAAGTAACTATAGTTGCGAGAAACATTGTCTTCGTTCCACACAACCTGTATCGGTTCCTTGAGGTATTTTCTAAACCTTGTGTTGAGAACGTCGCACGCGGCACGCCGTTCCTCCAATTCGCTGAGTGCGCGTAGGTCGGTCGGTTCGCCATAGTCGTTTATTTCGTCGGCGGTCTGCCGTTCCATTTTCAACGGCAGATTTTTAATGCCCAGTGCTTGATAGAACGCGTTCCAAGTGTTTTGAATATCGTTCTGCAATTCCATGCCGATATATTCGACATTGGTTTTCAACACGTTGGCTTTCATGGAATCGGTGAAGCCCGGCGTCGCCATGATAGCCATTTCACCGCCTGAGATTTGCTTGATAACGTTGATACCCGCCGTTTGCTGTCCGGCTGGAACCTCAAGAATGAACGGCGTTTTCTGATTGAAACGATTCTGCCGCCGCGTCATGTACAAATCTTCTATCTCATGCGCGAAAAATTCAATAGTCGGAATGAGTGGCGTACGCGCACGGTTGGCGTAGATGAAAACACCATTGGAATTGTTAACCGGAAAACGCCAGCCGTTGATGCCGTAACTATCCCATTTCTTCGGTTTGTAATAGACGTTGAAATTCGATGTAGTCACCGCTTGCGTGCTGAAAAACACTCCCGGTTTGCTATGCGGGAACGCGATTGTTGCGTAACCGAAATACAGTAGATTGTATTCGAGAAACCACGCGTCGCAAGTTTTCGGCAGATTCAACCACTTGAAACGAGATAGCGCGATATTCAGCATTTGAGAATACGCCATTGAATACGCTTGCGAATTGAGCGCTTCGGACTGCTGCCACATCGGTGCGCCGCGTTCGCCCATTTCCGCACGTGTCAATGGCCTTTTGTGTGTGCGTTTACGTCCCATACTTTCCACCTTATAGATTGTCGTGTATGAAGTCGCCGCCGACTTCCTCGGGCTTGCTCCATATTGTAACACCGGAACTAAAAATATCCCTGATCGTCTGCAATTGTTCGTTTTGCGCAAGCGGGCATAGCGTCCATATATCGGCGGTCTGCCAATACGTGAAATGCTTGCAAGGCGTCAACGACGGCTTGTTGTAGAGTTTGTTGCTTGCTATGCCATAGCGTAGCATGTAATCGCCCGCCGCCGCTATCGCGCCATTGTCTTCGGTGACGATTTTCACTGTCATGGCGTCAAGCCCCGTGGCCTGTCCGAAGTTGTCGCCGCCATACGCGCCAACGGGCTGCGCGGCATGGTTGAGCAAGTCGCGCCATGCGGCGTTAACGTTGGAACGCGTGTTAATCATGACACGTTTGGCATTATCCACGCTCTGATTGCGTGACGCCGACGCGTTCGCGTTCGCCGTGTTCGCGCTTGTGGCGGTCATGTCAGTTGCAGCGCTTGTAGCGTATTCGTTGTTACGATCGGCCTGTGTGTTCGCGCGCGTTGTCACGTTGGTTGCTTGCGTTATCGAATGCTGTGTTTGTTCGCTGTTAGCTCTGTTTGCATTATGTGCTTTCTGATTGGCGACATCATTGGCTGTGCGGTTGAGTTCTTCGTTGTTGGTTATGGCGACACCGGTATTGTATCCTTGCAGTGCAGCGCTGCCGATAGCCATAGAACCGGCAACCAACGGTGACGCCGCGCCACCGGTGCCGATCACCAACGCGGCACCGGCCATTGTGCCTATCGCGCTTGCAACACTTGATAACGCTTGAGTTTGAGAGCCCTCTATAAACGCCTTGTTCTGTAGCGTGTTGTCCTGAGCGACATCAAGATTTATCTTGATTGTGGCGGTGTTTAAATCATTGTTCTGCCGCGTGGTTGAATATGTCAGATTATCAGTACGCACACTATTAGACTCGTTTTTCATCGCGGTGTCGCGCTGATTGGCACGCGCCGTGTTCGATACCGCTGCGGTGCTGCTGCGATACGTGTTATTTTGTGCCGTGTTTGCCGAACGTGCGCCGTTTTCGTACGATATAATGGCGTTCTCGCGTGCTTGCGTGACTTCTCGGTTGTATGCGTCGGCGCGGTGCGCGTCGATTGCGCGACGCTGTAAAGCGTATGTCGGTATGTCGTGCGATATGAGCGTTTTGAGCACGTCCGCGTTCGGCACGTCGGCGGTAATGTCAGCCCCATTGATGGCGCTAATGCTAATTGACGTGTCGCCGTCGCCACCGATTCCGTCAAGCCATGCGATTTGCCGCAATGTCGGATAGCTTAAAGACGTGACTGTCTGTACCGAGAGTTGCCCGCAGTCAGCGATTTCCACACGGGTTTTGTTGCCGATATTGTCGGAAACCTCTAAGTGCGCGTAGGGCGCAAGATATAGTCGTGTTATTTGTTCGTATTCACTAGCGTAGCCGAAATCGTCGGTAGTCAAATCAATATCGGATAGTTTCGTCCGTGCGCCGCTGACTGTATGCCATTCGACGCCATTCACATTTACGCCGCTGTCAAGTCGCAACATGTTCGCGGTGGCTACGAACACCGCTGTAATTTGCGACATGATATGTGGATAATATGTGAAAAGCGTGTCAAAATAATCGCCTGATATTTTGGACGATTCGAGCGCATACATGCTTACGTTGCTTGCAGTGAGATTGTCAATAGAATTATACGATGTGCCCGCGCCGGTGACGTTTGTCGTGGAAATGTTTCCGGCACCCCACGAGAAACCGTTAACCGTGCCGTCGTTATTGCTGTATGTCGGATCGCTGTCCGTAATGTTCGTACCGCGCATGCCGCTCATTGTTTGCAATTGTTCAGGTGAAAACGTTGCGGCCACACAGATGTATCTTGTACCGTTTTGCAGATTAAACGGTGTGCTTTTTCTGATATTCGATGCGGCGCTGCCATAGTCGACGTCGGGCAGCGTGAAATCACGGCAATTCGCGCGCGGGTTTTTCAGCAGTTCTTGCGGTGTCATTTCCGTTAACGGCGCGTGCCCGCGTGTCAGCACCATTCCGTTAATTGTGGTGCTGTTGATATAGTCCGTCCATACGTCACGCATAAGCGTGCATGTTGTCGTGTTCGGTGCTTCCGCGCGTACGGAAGTGATGAAAAAATGATAACGTGTCTGCACGTCGGTTTTTTGATATGGCGTATTGATAATGTCATGTGAAAAGTCAACGACAATGTAATTATACTGTTGCGCCGTCATGTAAGGTACGGGCAATTTTATGCCGTCCGTGTCGGCGCGTGCGATATACATGTTCGTTGTCAGCTTGACCGTTTCGCCGTCGAGGTCGTCAAACCATTCGTTTCTTGTGGCGTCATCGTGGAATTTCACGACGTCATGGTAATCATCGTACCAATTCACATGACACAACTTAATTATAGTGTTCGGAGTCCAAACATTGTAATCGAAAACGTTGCGGTATTGCTCGTATACGCGCGTGTCCGTGCCGGGAAACGTCGTTGCGTTTTGCAAATGTGGGAAGTCCATTTTCACACCCTTTCTTATATGAAAAATGAGTGGTGTTTCATGTGAAACACCACTCATTTATATCATAAATGATTTCAGATTATGCGACGGTGAACGTGCATGTTGCGGAATGTTCCGTAGTCTCGCCGTTCGGATTGATATACGTGGCGGTGCCAGTCACGGTAAGAACGTCACCGGCCACAAGTCCGTCACGCTGGACATGCAAGCGCGCTTGATCATCGACGAACGTGTTGACGTTGAGGTCAAACGCCGCGCCGTGCACGTCATCGCCGCTTGCGGCATGGTTCGCCGCAACCTCGTACGTAGCCGCGTTCGGTGCCACCTGTATGGCGGTGCCGGTTGGCGCGACGGTGGCGGTGAGCTTGGGCGTGAGCTGCATAAGATCACCCGCCTTGACGGTGCCCGTGTTCGGAGTCAGCGTGAAACCGGTTACTGTCTGAGTCACAACCTTGATGGATGTGCCCGCGTCGGTGGTGAACAGCGCGCACGGCGTAAACGGCGATACGCCATAAATGCCCCAGTGGTTGAGGTACAGCGTATTGGAAACAGTTTGCGGATTGTAGAACTGCGTAGTGCCGTACATGGTATCTCGCACCTGATACCAATCAGTCGATACAAGCAACGCAACCGCGCCATCGATACCAAGGCTTGGCACCTGAATAATACGATACGGCACGTCGGCCTTGTCCAGCTGGAACACGGCAGACAACGCGTCAACGTCGAGCGAAGCGAGATATTCCGGCTCGATCAGCAACACCATTTGCTGCGGGTTAGCGTATGCCGGAATGTCGGTGACGTTCAACGCGTTGTACTGCGTTGACGGGAACTGCATGCGTCCGGCGGTCGCACGCAATGCCTTGAGCAACGTTTTGGCGGTTGTTTGGTCGCTTGGCACCGCGTCAAGATGCACTTTGTAGAAACCAAGATTCTGCTCGTAATGGCGTATCAGCGCAAGCATGATATTCATTTCGTCGTAATTGTCGGAATTACGTGGCGTTTCCATAATCTGCGCGACGAAACGGTTCAAGCCGAAATCATCCACGAAAGCCTGTCGCAATTCGTCATCAGTCCATGAAATCGGGTATTGGTCACGACGGTTCATTTCGTAAAACCACACCGCCGCTTCAGGACGGTGCATTTTCAACAAATCTTCCGCGTCATCCTTGTAGCCATGCGCCTTAATCCACTTGACTGCGATTTCCTGTACAGTCGAACCCCAGTACAAGTTTTCCTTTTTGAAAATCGACAACGGGTTTTCAAACGGCGCGTTCTGCGCCATTACGGTGAGTCCGATACGATTGACCATGTTCCAAACACAATCGTTCAAATATTGGCGATTCATGGGGTCGAACAAGTAGCGCATCGTGTTCGCCACACCGGTTTGTGTCGCGCTTGGAATACGCTGCTGATAATCATCAGTGCCTTTGGTACGCACCTTATCCAAAATTGTCGCATTGTCTACAGCCATAATATTTTCTCCTATCGATTAAAGCGTGTAGTCGAGATTTTCCAAGTCTTCCGCCGCGGCCTGCGCGATTGCTTCCGCAGCGTCATCGTCGTTTTCCTTGACTGTTGCGCCGTTTTCGACCATTTGCGCAACGGAGTCGGTGAAATTGTCATATATGCCGTCGATTCGTTCGCTAATTGCGTCCGTGCGATCGCTTAACGCGCTAACCTTGTCAAGCACGTCACGCAACATGTCGCGCAAATCATCAAATTCGCCCGCGCGGTGCGCTTCGTTTTCCGTAAGATCATCGCGTTCGGCGGTGTCCCTTTCCTCAGGCGTTTCGTCATCCATTATTTTTCCTTTCATATATGAAAAAAGTCGTGCCGGTGAAAATACCGAACCGGCACGACTTAAGAATAGCATACGTGCAACATGATTCACAACGATGGACGGCGCGCTTTTCCCTCACGGCCATATCATTGGCGGAGTCAACCGTGGTTATCAATGATAATGTTTTATCGCCCTCGTTACGGCACCTTGCGTATGCCGTGGTTATTTTACACCGAAATTTCTAAGCATTGCAATTACAGCGTGTTGCGTTTCCACCGTGTCATAACGTAAATATCCTAATGCATAATATGACGTAAGATTTCTAATCAAGTCCTTTGCCACATTTGCCGTAAGGTAATTAAGTTTGTTGTCAGCCGTCGTGATCGCAAAATATGGCACATGCGCGCCCGCATCATATTTTGAGGATGCAAAAACGTAGCCACAACGTAAATCAACATAAACGCCATATTCGCGCCGCAACCAACGGAAGACATACGTAAGTTTAGCGTGTTTGTGCGGTTTTTCAAGAAAATCAGTGTTATAGTGCTTGAATTTGTTTTTAGCGGTGACATCAGCGTTATTTTTCATCATGCGCCCCGCGACTGTGTTTTTCGTTTTCTGCGCAGCGTATTTATCATCTTCAACATAATCGAAAATACACGTTTTACCGTCAAGCCATTGCAGACCGAACTCGGGTTCCAATGGCACGTTATAATGTTTAAAATACGGATTATATGCGTCGCACGCATTACCCAATAAAAAGATTCGTGGTTTACGTAGCTTGTTATCGTCGGCGCGTTCGCGCGTTACGGTGTCTACAAGATTGGCTAATTGTTCATATTCGTTGCGCAAATAATGGTGATATATATCGTCGGGGTCTATGATAATTTCATCCATGCAAATGTTACGTACATTAACATATGTGCTTTTTTTCTTCTGCTGCTGTAATGATAATGGGATGAAATAACCACATGTCCGCCATTTTTTATCGCCGTTACGACGTATTTCAGCTACCTTGTTATGCACCCTAAAATCGTAGTCGGGAAAAATATTATCTTCTATTATCCTGTCAAAATATTTTGCCGCCACGTCGTTATTTTCCTCTCGGTACCGTGTGACTTCAACAAAACAGATATTGTTTTTAATATAATCCTCTAGCATGTACCGGCGCACGCCGTAAGTTTTACCGAGGCCACGCGCGCCAATTATAAGATTTACGTCGGCGTCGCGTGGCAATATCTGTGTTCTAAGCCGATCATAATAATATTTCGCCATCAATACTCACAATCATAGGTTTGCCGTCCCGCATAATAAGTTCGCGGGGCGTTGTTTCCGCATTCCTATTATACGTGTTTCGTATGTATGTCAGATTCTCGCCGTTAGCTTGTTTGTCCGATTCGCCTAGCCATCTGCCGGACGGATACAATGCTATTGCTTCGGGCGCGTCAACATGATATGTCGCGCCCTGATAATCGGTGACGGTGCCGACGTACCTGTCCCATACATGCGGGCGGTTACGTTGCAAAGTGTGGCAAATCTCATAATCTACCAATACGTCATAACCGAGCGATATTTGTACGGTTTCCGCGAAACCGTGCCCCGCATGCATGAGATCGGCTATAAAATCTTCAATGGTGTACACACCGTCCGGCCGTGGGAGTCCGGCGCAAGTGACATGCACGCGCCCGTTCTTGTCCAAACTAACGCGTGCTTTGTTCCACAATTCCATATGTTCGGCATAACGCGTGACACCGCCACAGTCCTCAACCTCGAATTTTCCGATATGATCTAGCGTTGACGCCATGTCGGACGCGGTATTTCGGACGCGTCGCATGGTGCGGTTGATCGCGTTTTCGATCGCGTTATGCAGCGGTTTGAGCGCGTCCAGCAATTCCGCGTCGCTCACATCGTCATCGCAACTGATTTTCAGACTATCGGTATCGCCGCCCGTGACCGCTACGCGTGCGCCGAAATGACGGTATATCAGCATCATGGCTATCAAGAGGTGCATTCTGCTGCCCGCTACGATTCGCATTCCGTACGTGTAGAGAACACGCGGTGTTTTCGGCCGTTTTTTCGCAAAATTCTCGGGAGTGCAAACAGTGTTTTTATCGACTTCAAGCTCGCCGTTTTCCGTCACGCGATAATCCGCTTTCATAACGTCTTGTGCCTGTGTGCCATATATGCCATTAAATTGCCCCTTAACAGTAGACCCGTAATAAGATTGCAGAAATTTCATGCTCAATGTACCCGCCTTAGCGTCACGTGCGATACCCTCGGGGATTGAATCAGGTATTTCGTCCACGTACACCGTACCCTCATGATAATGTTTAATCAGGTTTTTCACGTCGGTTTTCCGTGCGAACAACATATTGGATTGTAAGGTTACGTAATCGGGCGGAACAATCGTCTTAGTGGTTGCTTCACCGTGCAGTACATGCATTTCGTCAAATTCGTACACTTGCGCCACGTTCCACAATTCGATTTCATTGACATGCAATATGCACTCGTCCGCCCGATATAATTTCCCGAAAGCGTACGTTGGATTAACGGCGCTGTCAACGTAACCATGCGCTCTAACGCTGTTTTCCTGTGTTTTCGCGCGTTCGTTGTTACTGTAATCGGTGTCCGCTTGCAACGTTTTCACGAACTTTGACCGTGGACATATTGCAATCCCCCAAGTGTCAAAACATGTGTTTTTACGCAATCTGAGATTCGTAAATCTCACCGCAGCATGCAATCCCGTGAGAAACGGGTCATCATAATTCGACAACACGGTGTCAAGCGGTGTGCTAACGATACGTTCGCATGCGATTTGCAGAATATCCGTAGGCGCTGTAGCGAATTTCACCGGCAGCCGTCGCCCGTTAATAAATGCGTGATGCATCGATGTAACGTCCAAGGACGCGACGTTATCCACGACAACACTAGCGGTTTTAGCACTCGTAAACGTCAAACCACCACGGAAACATGCCTTACGCAGCGCATAAGATTCGTAATCTTTCGGAAATTCCTGATTGCACGTCATCTCGAAAGCGCGTTGCAATGTGATTTTCTTGCCACCTTGCAACGTGACTCGCCGTCCGCCGATCTCACGGCGTGCCATCTGCCGCACAAGTGACGTCTTGGTAAGCACGCGGCAACCCAGCATTTCCGGCGTGAGCCAATGGTTCGCGCGCAGCAGCCATTGCAGATATTGCGGAATTACCTGTACGTCACGCCGCGCGTAAAACAATTCTTCCTCGCTCAACGGAGTTTCGGGCGTGCGCACAAGTGAGTAATCCCAGTCGCCCACCGCTTTCGGGAGACCACATGTCTCGCCCATCGCGCGCAGTCCGCCCATTTCAAGATAGAATGTGTCCCAAAAGCGACACACCACGGTATCGTTCACAAGCAGATCGAGCGTGTACACGCTTGTGGCGGTTTGCGCGTTAGCCTCAATCGTGTACGTCTGCGCCAATTCCAGCATGAGAGTTTGCATGTCGAACATAAGGTTATAAGCTGCGATAATCGGAACATAACCGTGCGCGCGCCCATATTCGATAAGATCGTCAATGTATGTCAGCGCTTCGGACGTGTGCCGGTAAAACCGTACATCGTCCGTATCGGGAATGTACGATTCCAGTGGCGTATTACGCAAATCGTTGAAAATATATAATATCGGGTATGCGCGTGTTTCGGCACCCTCGCCAATATTCGTTGTTTCGGTGTCGAATATCGCCGCTACCTTAAATTCCTTGCGTTCTTTCATCGTATCACGTCGGGTGAAACCGCTAATAGCCATATCGGGCTTCCGCCGTCAACGTCCGTATAATCCTCTAATTCGCCTGTGTGCATTTTCATGTTTTTGGCATATTCCAACGCTTTTTCATTTCGTTGCATGATAGTATCAAAAAGCTCACTGAGCGAATCGGCGTCGTATGCTTTCATGATGGCTTCAAGCCGTTTGTTCGGCGGAACGTTCGATTTCTGCCATATGTTTTGTGTGTATCGCCAAAACACCTTGACTTTTTCCCGTCCGAGATCGCCCAACGCGCTCGGCATTCCCTTGGATGCCATACGCATTTCCTCGCGAAAAATGTTGAACGAACGCGCGCGCTCCCTCGCGCGCCCTTTGCCGCCGCGCACGCCGCTCACCTGTTGCACGAGTTTATCGGCGGTTTCGTTCGCACGCTGATACAGTTCATTCCGCATGCCGCTATTACGGACACGCCCGACATACGTACGTTTCAGCTGCGTTTCAAGTCGTTGTATGTAAGCGCGCCGTGCGTTCGCTTCGCTTTCAGGCATGTTTTTGGTAATGCTTTTTTTCAGACTGTTTATCGCGCGACGTACGCGCTTGCGTTTCGCGGTCAATAAGTCCGCTTGTTTATGCGCTCTAGGCATGTTCACCACCTTATAAAAAAAGTGCCATAACAATGTATGGCACTTTTTGTTTCATTCCGAACTACTTGATTTCAAGCGATTTCGTGGAACGGCCACCGCCCAACGGGGTCTGCTTGACCGCAACAGTGATGCCGTCCGGTGCGTTGAAATCGGGGAACATATCGTAGATGTCCAACACGCTGCGGTAGATACCCTGTGACTGACTGAAATACGTGTTGCCGTCCTTTCCGAAAAGATAGACGTTCGCGCATTTCTGTCCAGTCTGAGAACGCACGCCCGGCGCGATATAGACACCCACAATCGTCAACGGTTCCGCGCCGCGTCCGTTCAGCGACAACGCGCTGTTACGTGCGTTGACGATGGCGCGCTTGCCCTCAAACGTGCTGTTGTCCATCGTGCAAATATAACGATAGTTGTCAGCAATGTTCTGCACGGTTTCGTTCGCGGTGGTGTCGTTCATCTGTTCGTTTTCTTCGTTCATTTCGATTCCTTTCAGAGTTCAATTTCTTCGTTGTCGTTGTCGTTATCCACGTCGGGGCCGGTGACGTCAACCGCAATGCGCTCGGCGTGCTCGATGAACGTGTCAACGTCCATGACGTACACGGTTTTATCAACTGTAATATCGTCAACCAACACGTTAACAATACCGGCGTCCATAAGCGTCTTCACAGCCATTTCAACGTTGCGAACGTTTCCGGTGGTATGGAACGTCTGTGCTACGCCGTCTCGATCATAATAGCTTATGGTGCTGTCAGCGATTACTTTACGAATCTTTCGCATGTTTGTTATCCTTTGTATCTGTTTATGTCAACCATTTTTTGGCGACATAAATATTTATAGCACAAAAAATCGGCGTGCGCAAAAAGCGACGCGCCGATTATTGATATTGATTCTCAATAACGCAAAATCTGCCCCGGATAAATCAAACTCGGATTAGACAAACCGTTAAGCGACGCGACACGCGCCCAATCACCGCCGAACACCGTCCACAAATTATCGCCCGATATAACCGTATACGTGCGCATCGCGTCCGGCTGCGCAGCCACGCCACCGCCATAGCACACGGTTTCACCGGGATAAATTAGAGCCGGATTGCCTGACCTATAACCATGCCACGACTGCCACGGCAACAGTCCGGTGCGCTCGGCAATGCCCGACAACGTGTCACCCGACGCAACCGCCACGCAAGCCGACTGCGACACACTCCCACCGGCATTTACACCGGTGTTCGTTTCCGGTGCGGATACATTCGCACCGTCGCCATGCGCGTACGCGTCCCACTGCCACCGTTCCCCCCTGAAATAATTCAAGTCCAAACGTCCGGCATAACCCGGCACATACCCGTTCGACGTGTACTGCCGCATGGCTTCACCATACGCACCATACAGCCACGGCGTTTCCTGATACCCGGTCACATTCATAGACGCATACTGCGCAACCCACACGCCGCAATGCTCACGCACGAACGCACTAAGCTGCCCCAGCGCGGACGCCTGAACATAGACAATCGGCCACACCCGAGTGCGATCATGCACATGGCGAACCCACGTTTCAATCCACGAACCGTTACCAAACTGCGGGTTATCCTGAGATTCCCAGTCCAGTGCAAGCACCGCACGACCAACATAGCCTTTGACATTGTTCACGAAAAAATCGGCTTCCGCACGCGCATCACGACCCATCGCATAATGATACACGCCGATACTTTTGCCGCTGTCCGTTGCACGTCCGAGTTGATAGTTCGCGGCCTGATTCACGCCATCGGTCAAACATGTATTGTTAAAACCGCCGGTACCCCATGTAGCACCCGCCACAATAAAATCAGCGTCAACCGCTGCCGTGTCGATGCTACACTGCCAATTGCTCACGTCAATACCGCGCATATCCGCGTTAGCAGACGGCACCACAATCAGCAGCAACGCACAAATACAAGCTACCGCACTACGCCATATCCGACGCATCACTATCCCCCTTACCATTCTCAAGCAATGCAATAAGCTCTTCAGTTAGTACATTGTTCTTAGTCATCAAATCGTTAAAATCGCTGAACGTCGTGGCGATAAACCACGCCATCCCGCAACACGCAACAATCGGAAAACCCACACTTCCGACGACGGTTACGATTGAACTAATATCCATCAAATCACCTCACAAATAAAAAAAAAGGTCATGACACATCGAATGACATGCCATGCCATGACCAAATATATCACAATCGCGTGGCCTATCCGAGAATTGAACCCGGCACGCACATCTTATAAGGATGTCGCTCTAACCACTGAGCTAATAGGCCATTACCTCACCCCTCCCACATATTCCACCGCATCAAATCAACAATATCACGACAATACGAAAACACATAATCAGACACGGTAGAATCACATGTAAACCGCTTCGCACTCATGACAGCAATCTTAGTACTACGTTCGCCATGAATCCTATAGCCCTTGATGTAGTCGCATTTATTACGTTTACAATACATGATTAATCTCTATCTATCAAAGGTGTGTCAGCCAATTCGATAGCATCGGTCAAAATATCGCCAACTTGAATATAATCACCCGCATCATACGAACGTAAGGCGGCAGCGTCGGTCAACCAATCTGGCGTGTAAAACTGAACATTATAGCGTAATTCATACACGTTACGATGTGCACAATACCACAGCTCAATATCACCGTTCCTGAACACAGAGTAAAACGTGGCAGTTTTCCCATCATCCTTAATCATTACAAGCCCTTTCCAAATCGCCTGTTAATCCGATACCCCAAACATACAGCACCCGGAACATAAAACACGCCATCGTCAAGCACATCCCTAAGCCCATATGCATCAATGCAATCGACAAAGCGAAATTCCATCAAGCAATCGGACGCAATATCAACAAAATACACGAACACATCGTAAATACTATTCACGTTAAAATCAATTGAACTAGACAATGCTTCAATATTCATGAAACTCATTTTAATACTCCCTTATTTTAATACTTCCATACCGTATCCCGTACAATGGCCGACATTTGACCCTTAGGTAAATCATCGAACGCAGTAGGCCACTCAAAATTACAATCCTTAGCGATATTGAAAAGAATCAAACCGGCTTTACAATAATTCCACATATTCGAATCAAGCCCGCATTCATCAATATACGCGATAAACATTTTTTCATAAAATTCCCTAGGTTTATAATTCGACATTTTATTTTTCCTTTCCTTAAGTTGACACTCATATAATACCACACCATAAAACACGACACGCCGCAACCGCACCGCGATTCCACGCGCACATCCGCGTACCACACATCACGGCACATGTCAACACAGCACGGCGTGT